TTTTTATATTGAGTAATTTGGGGTACTTAATAAGGCATGATTATCTTCAATCTTTATTTGAATTGGGAGTTACGCATACGCAATGTGATATTTATCTTAATTCATACAGACAATGCGATGGTGTTAAATTTATTAGTGGGAATTGTACGGCGATAATCATGCCAATGAATGTAAAGGATTTAATCCCTGTTATTTATAATGCTTTTTGCAAAATAGACAGCACGTTAAAAGAATTAAATAAAAATGAAGTATTATTTGCAGAAAGTATTGTGCGTAAGAGAAAATATTTATGGGAAGAGTAATTGAAAGACTTAATTACTACAATATACGGAAAAATTAAGATTTTGTAAGTCTATAATAAATAATAGAGGGTATAAAATGAAACAGGAATTAAATTTTGATAAAGATTTAAGCATTGACAAATATCAATTGGATAAAGAGTGCGTTACTCATTCCCAGTTGTATTATCATTATTCGGAACTTGCGGCAAATGCAAAAAATAATGTTGGCATACTTTCCGATAATTTGAAATTACTTATGAGTGAAACAAATACAAAAATCAGAAATCGTTTTATAAAAACAGAAACAAAATATACAGAGGCATTAATAAATGCGGAAGTGGAAAAGAATCAGGAAGTAGTAGAGGCAAGGGAAAAATTGAGAGATGCGGAATTAAATCTCGCAAAGATACAAGCAGGGGTATCCGCATTTGAGCATAGAAAATCACAATTGGATAATCTTGTTCGGTTGTATTGTGCGGGATATTTTTCCACACCTTCAAATGGTGGCAAGCCAAAAGAAGGTATTAATGAGCAGGCGTCAAGAGAGATAAAAAAAAATCTGAATAATGGTAAAAAGAAGCCTACTGTTGATGATGAAGATGATGATTAAAAATAAATCCGATTGTCGTTAGTCATAATCGGTTATTAAATATTATGGAGAAATGCAATGTTAAAAACAAAGTCAAGAAAAAAGAATTCATCATTGAGAAAGAGAGTTAAAATTTCCCACTCTACTAAAGATCAAGGTGGGGGCGGAAGTCGTGTCATCAATTGGAAAGATGTTGATGGTGAAGTTCAATTTTATCAGCCGTCTGTTGGGAAAAATGCAATTAATATCATTCCGTTTGAAATTAAAAGTAAAAACCACCCTTTAGTGAAACAAGGGCAAATGGAAATTGGGGATTTGGATTATTGTCTTGACATTTTCGTACATCGTAATGTCGGCCCCAGTGAAAGTTCCGTTATTTGTCTGAAAAAAACTTACGGCAAGGCTTGTCCGATTTGCGAAGAAGCGGAAAAAATGAAAAAATCAGGCAAAGAGAAAGAGGCGGTATCATTAACCGCACGGCGCAGGGTGTTTTACAACATTGAAGATTTAAGGAAGCCCGGCAAATTACAAGTGTTTGAGGTTAGTCATTACCTATTTGAGAAAGAATTAGTTGACGAAGCCAGAAATGATGAAGATGGCGAGGATAATTTTGTAGATTTTGCAGACCCTGAAACTGGTTCCGTTGTTCGTTTTCGTTGCACAAAGGAAAGTAAAGGCGGGTACGAATTCAATGAATTTAAATCTTTCTCATTTACAGAAAGGGACGACCCTATTGATGACGATTTACTTTCAACGGCAATATCTTTTGATGAATATCTGAATATTCCGAATTATGAACAGATACAGGCAATACTTTTTGGTGCGGATGAAGATGACGATGACGATGAAGAAAAACCGAGAAAGAAACACCCTGTAAAAAAATCATCAAAAGATACAGATGAAGATGAAGATGAAGAAGAAGATGATGACGAAGCGGACGATGAAGAGGAAGAACCTGTCAAGAAGTCTGTTAAAAAATCTTCAGTAACAAAAAAGAAAACTGTCGATGATGACGAAGATGAAGAGAATGAAGAAGATGAAGACGATGATGAAGAACCGCCCGCAAAAAAGAAACCGCCTGTAAAAGGTAAATCAAATGGCAAGGGCGATTGTCCGCATGGGCATACCTACGGCAAAGACGCAGATGAACATGAAGAATGTGAAGATTGCGAAAAATGGGCAAAGTGTGTAGGCGCAAAAAATAAATAATTCAGAGGGCAGATTTATAATTTGCCCTCTGTAATAATCTTAAAAAATTTGGGAGATAAAAATGCCGGAAGTTAATAATGAAGATAAAGAAGTTAAAAAGATTGAAAATCCGAAAGGGACTATTACATTAAATGAAGCCTTGTTAATGCTCAAGGAAAAATCAAATATTGAAAAAACGGGGATACGGATTGCCGCTGTTCGTGATGGTTTTAAGTCGGCACATGTAGGGCAGGGGAAAGAATCATTTTTACTTAACGCAGTTAAATTTCAAAAATGGATTAAAAATAAAATTGACATAGAAAAAAATTACAAACAAATAGCAGTTATCGCTAAAGAATTAAATATTACAACATCTTATATTTACAATATAATTAAAACACATAAGATAAAAACCAAAAAAGCCGGTGGCGGTATAGGGAAAAAATACATTGACTTTGTAACATTCAAAAATGTTTTTAATACAATAAAAAGAAGAAAGAAAGGATAAGAAATGAAGAAACAAGAAATCAGACTTATGACAGGCAATACATTACTTGACATGGTAGTCGGTGGTGCGCCTAATGTGTACGGATATTCAGTTGGAAAGTTTATTAACATTGTTGGTGATAAAAGTTCGGGAAAGACATTTATCGCTAATGAGATTATAGCAAATACTTACCATAACAATTCAAGAAAACAATTTAAATGGATTTATGATGATTGCGAAGCAGGTTATTCTTTCGATAGCGTCAAGATGTACGGATTCGATATTATCCCTAAAGATAAAGAAGGCAATCCAATTAATCCGAGCAGTACGACCGTACAAGAGGCATTTGTCAATATTTATAATTTTGCAAATAGTCTGAAAGGTGATCAATTTGGAATATATGTATTAGATAGTCTTGATGGTTTATCAAGTAACGAAGAAAATGAACAAGCGCAAGAGAGAATAAAAGCGCATAATGCCGGAAAGACTTATGATAAAGGTACTTATGGAATGGATAAGGCAAAGTATTTAAGCAAAGAATTCTTTAGGCAGTTATGTTCAAAAATACAAGATAAAAATGTTCTTGTAATAATTATTTCGCAAGTGAGGCAAAATATAGAGCCATTTTCATTTGATAAATATGTTCGGGCAGGTGGCAAGGCAATGGATTTTTATGCTCATACTGTCTTATGGTTGGCGACATTGAAAAAAATAAACAAAAAGGGAAAGCCTGTTGGAGTAGTTATAAAAGCGAAAACTACAAAATCGAAAACGCCCAGACCGTTCCGAGATTGTCTGTTTTCAATTATATTTGATTACGGAGTTGACAACATTGGAAGTAATTTGGATTATCTGTATGAATTAAGAACGGATAAAGGGGAATTAACACCAACCGCAAAAAGTATTGCATGGGGGGATAATGTTGAAACAAAAAAACATACTGTATCGGAATTAAAAAAATGGTTAATGACAATTGAAATGGCAACAAAAACAAATAAGGGAAAAAATAAAAAACAAAACGCATTAGAGGTATATTTACAAGATGGAGAAAAACCAAAATTAAATCTGTTAATTGATTTTATAGAAAGCGTACCGCAGTTAAAAGATTTATACAATGAAGAATTTGGCGGAGAAAATGGAAAAACATTTACAAGGGAAGCACTAATTGAATACATAGAAAATAATAGTCTTGAAAAAGAATTGGCAAATAAAGTAATTGAGAAATGGGAACGCATTGAAACAGATATTTCATCAAAAAGAAAAAAGAGATATGCGACACAACCAAAGGGAGGGGAATAAATATGGAAAAGGCTGTTTATCTTGAATTGACAGAATGTGAGGCAAGAGTATTAAAAGATTTTCTTATGGAAAATTCAACAGATGACAATAAAGAATTGGAAAGTGTATATAGAAAATTGAAAAAAGAATTGAATGAGGAATAATAATGTCTACATATTCAGAGAGGGTAGAAATGAAAGAAATAAAAGATAAGTTATCAATAATAAAAAAGATAAAAAACTTTTTTGATAGGAAACAGATTATAACNNGATTATAACAGAGGAAATGAATATACAAAAAGAATGGTATGAAGAAGCGGAAAAAATAGAATATAAAGATTTATTCAAGTTTATAAATAAATTAATAAAAAAATATAAGCATGATTACGGCACAATTTGCCATGCACTTGCCGCCGGAGCATTGGCAACAATAAATGCAATGAATAGAACTGAACAAGGACATATAACGGGCTTTCAAGCCAGTGGTGTAATGTGGAAACTAATTAGGAAGTTTATGTACAAAAGCGGCGTATTAAAATTAATTGATTATGACAATATGCTCTTTCCGCAATATGAAGAACAATTTGGCAAATATCTTGATAAAGAAACTTTTTTGGATTTACAACAAAAAGCAAAAAAGTATTTGGAGAATACTCCGGCACACGATGAAGTAAAAAAACATTGGCAGGGTATAGTTGATGGTATAGTACCTTTCGGATATGAGATAAAAGAGAACGATTAAATGCCTACTATTGAATATCAGACATTTCGTTTCCGACAAGACACATTAAAATTAATTGAATATGTAAATGAGATAATTGAAGAATATGAAAAACAAGGATATTCCCTTACATTAAGACAGGTTTATTATCAATTAGTTGCCAAAGGATTAATCCCTAATAATGACAAACAGTATAAAATAATCGGAAATGTTGTTAATGACGCAAGATTGGCAGGGTTGATTGATTGGTATGCAATAGAAGATAGGACAAGATATTTAAGAGAAAGATCACATTGGGATAATCCGGCAAGTATTATTAAAAGTGCTATGCACTCGTATTATAAAAATCATTGGGATAACCAATTATTTTATGTAGAGGTTTGGGTGGAGAAAGACGCATTAATTGGAATTGTGGAAAACAGTGCAAAGAAATTTGATGTGCCTTGTTTTTCTTGCCGAGGTTATACTTCACAATCGGAAATGTGGAGAGCTTCACAAAGATTTATTAAAAAACAAGATGATGGCAAAGTAAATATAATTATTCATCTCGGCGACCACGACCCATCTGGGATTGACATGACGAGGGATATTAAAGAAAGATTGGGATTTTTTGGTGCGAAAGTGCAGATAAACAGAATTGCGTTAAACAGAGATCAAATTAATAAGTATAATCCACCGCCTAATCCTGCAAAATTGACAGATACAAGATGCCAGAGTTATATAAAAAACTTTGGTAAAAAATCATGGGAACTTGACGCACTTCGTCCTGAAATACTCGCAGAACTAATTGAGAAAAGTATAAAATCGCATATTAATTTTAGTGAATGGGTGGGAGTGGAAGCGGATATTAGTAAAGGGAAAAATCAATTAATAAAATTAAGTGAAAATTGGGATAAGGTTTGTAAATATTCATTTATGAAGGATACAGTATGATAAGAGAAATTAAACTTACTGAAAATGAAATTAAAGTTATTGTCAATGCTCTAAATTTATCATCAATAATTCACTCTACTAAAGCAAATGTAAAGCTATTATGTAAATTAAGTAAACCACATAAAAGGATAAAAGTATCTTCGGCAAAAGCGAAAGGTAGGAATTTGCAAAAATGGGCGGTAGAGAAAATAGCAAAATTAATTGATTATAAGTTACCAGAAAATAAAGATGATTCACATATACGAAGCAGGGAAATGGGGCAGAGTGGTGTTGATGTTGTTTTATCAAAAAAAGCAAAATTTAAATTCCCATTTGCGGTTGAATGTAAAAATCAGGAGCTGATTAATTTACCGTCATTTTTTGAACAGGCGAAAACAAATGGGAATAAAGAATTAATGCCGCTTTTAATAGTCAAGAATAAGAAATTAAAAGAGCCATTACTAATTATGGAATGGGATACATTTGAATATTTATACCATGACAGTTTAGGCGATGGTGCAAGAAATTTTCCTTTGGATTGAAACAATGAACAGATTAAAAGATATTTTGTATGTATTGTTTTCTATTTTATATGTGCCGTTTTTATTTTTTATAGGTTATCTGATTATTGATTTATTGAAGATGTGGAAGTAATCCATTGTTAATGGGTTTTTATAATTTATAGGGAGGTCGTTATGACAAAAAGAAAGAATGAATACGGAGCATTGAAAACGTTGTTAATGTTTCCGGCATTTAAGATTGTAGATTGCCTTACGCAGGCAAGTCTTCAATTAAAATCTTGCGTGGAGTTTAATCCGGGCGGTTATTTGCCTGATTTCTCCGAAGTGCAAAACACAATAAGGCAAGAGATTGACAATAAGAAAATGTCGGTCGAAGCCGCCGCAGAAAAAATCATTGAGATTTTTAATGAGTATGAGCCGGAAAAAATTACAGTTAGAATCGACATTATCAACAATAACAGTTTTTTCCCTGTATCCGTTATAGCGGAGAGCGGCAATGAAGAAGGGACAGACAAAAAAAAAAATCTTCTAAAAAATCTCCTGCGAAAAAACAGGAAGTAAAAAAAGACGAAGACGACGATGAAGAAATTGAAGACGATGATGAGGAAAAAGACAAAGAAGACGACGAATAGTTTTTAATCTTCATCGTTATAAAAAAGCCCCTACCGATTGGCAGGGGCTTTTTATTTCTTGCAGACAAATATTTAATCCATTTCTATTTTGTATTTTTCAAATATGTTTTTTGCGGAAAGATAAACAGCAGTAATAATTGTATTAGAAAGCTTTTTATAATGAAGCCATTTATCAATAACTAATTCAATAAAAGGCTCGGAAAGATTAATTTTTAATTCTCTTCCCATCTTTAATGCACGGAAACAATCGCCGATTAAATTAGTCAAGACTAAATAATTAATTGATTTAATTTCTGTTTTTTCGCTTACTATTGCATTGGTAAGAATGATTGCATGGTATAATGTCATTATTTTTTCTCCTTATCAACATACAGGCCGATAACATACATCTCATATAAATCTTCATTTGTCTTTCTGTATTCAATATTGCCTTTCGCATTGAATAACGACCAAACAACGGTATCCACTTTTTTTGTACGGTGGTCATCTCTTTTTTTGTGCATTTTAATAATTGTGTAATCTTTAATTTCGTAGTAATCATTGTTAATTAAAAACACATCACCAATTTTAAATTCTTTTTTGCTCATACATTTACCCTCTCAATAATTTATTTGTAATAATTAACTATTACATACTATAAATATATCAGTATATTTGTTAGGTGTCAATTAATATAAATGTTTTTTCTGTAAATATATGGCGCATAACGGTTTTTACTTTATATTACTTAGTTTATAAGTAAGAATATATAATAGAAGATTTTAGATAAAAATGCTGTTTTAAGCACTTCAAAATTAGATAAAAACAAGTAAATATGTGGATTTGCGTTGTGGCATAGTCTGGAATCAATTTTCTGCCGTTAGGTGATAGAATGACACTATAACTATACTCCGTGTCTCCATGACGTTCCTCATGCAAAATCCATAGTAAATTTGTGTATAGTGTTATTCGCCATATTTCTTCACTTTTTTTGAAAATTTTTTAATTATTTGGTTGAAAACTAATTGGAATACTGTATTATTAGAGATGTAATAATTAATTATTACAAATGTCTATAATAATAAGAGAGGAGAGAAAGAAAATGAGTAATTTAATGACATTGAGAAAGAGTGATAAACAATTTGAAATTGGGAATGCGGATTTTACCGGCAGATTATTAGGGCGTTTTGATTACAAAGACAGAATTGGAAATGGAAAGTATTTTTTTGAAATGCAAGCAGATATTACAGACGGAAATTATAAAGGGCAGATTTACTGGATTTTTGAGATGCCCGTTGATGAAGATGGAAACAATTTGAAAGAACTGGATGAATTTGATTATTCGGTTGATGAAGCGTTCCGAATTGAATGGGATGAAGTTTGTATCAGTCCAAAATGCAAGCACGATTATATACGAATACTAACTAATAAGGATAATTCTATCGGAAAATTTGAAGGTGATTATGAATGTACTCATTGCGGAGATGTAAAGACAGAAAAAGAACTTAATTTATTAAATGTTCCGTATTTCGATTAGTGCATACTGTTAGGCGGTCGGGGGAGTGTCAAGACTTCCCTGCACTATAAAAAACTTCTTATGAAGTTTTTAATTTTAATTTGAAGGAGTTATTTATGAAATTAATTATTAATGCAAGGCGGAACGGTTATTCCACTGAACAATGTGGTGAAACATTAACAGTAGGCGAGTTGATTGGTTTGTTGAGCGATTTTAATGAAGACGCAAGAATTTATTTAAGCCATGACAACGGATATACTTTCGGTGAAATAAAAGGTGAGGATTTTGAAGAAATTGAAAAAATTGAAGAAGAGGAGAAATAATATGAGTAACAAAGTATTGAAACTTGGAGAGTATGTCGGAAGTTTAAATAATCCCGTTAATGAAAAAATAATTGATACAATTGAAACTGCAAATTATATAATTAAAGAAATGAATCCCAGTTCCGGCATTTGGTTGGTAACATTGTATGTTGATGATGAATGTACTGAACAAATGTCGTGTTTTACAAAAAATGATGCAATGGGAAACATAAACAGATTTTTTATTAAAGGCACAATGAAGTGTTTGAATTTTAATGCGCTTGCGTGGAAAATGCCGAAGCATGGAAACAGATATGAATATCAACCGAATGATAAATACTATGTGGAAATTATGGAATGGTTGGCAAATGGTGATGTTAGATGGGAAAATAAGGATGAAAATGTTATTTCAAAAAGAATATCTTTTTTAAATTCTACTTTGTTTTATTCTGAATGGGACGTGAAATTAACAATCTACAATGACACAAAGGGAATATCATACAGATTTATAGAAAATTATGTATATGAAACCGCAGTTGGCTGGGAAGATTAAGTAATGACAAATAAGCAAATAGCGAAAGATTTATATAATTCAATGATTAGTAATGCAATTACAAAAGTAATGACAAGCGGAGTAGAAGAATTATTAATTGATAATTTTTATAC